CCCCCGCCGCAATACCCAATCTTTTAGGAAATTATATTCCCCCCATCCATTTCGTCCTCATCGGCGTATGCACCAAAAGCGGCACGGCCAAGCAGTATCGGCTTCTCAAAGCGCATAGGCCAATAATCCTTATCTGCCGCTCTGAGGAGCTTCCCAAGCAAATGGTTAAACATGTCTGCCCCGGCTGCAATGTCGACCTCTGGTATCTCCGTGACAGCCACCTCGTATGGTGGGGCGCTATCTTGCCAGATTATCTGGAAGCGGTGGCGCTGGTCATCAGGGTTTTGCATATTCCAGAGGCCAAGGTAATGGGCTGCTTGCATGTTGTAGGAGAATTTGCTGATAGTTTTAGCGAACCCACCCTCGCTGAAGTCGCGTGTCGTTTTGAGGTCAACAAGGAATGGTTCTCCTTCAGGCGCAAAATCAACCAAGCCCTTGAGGCCAACTTCCTTGTCGCTGGCTGGGTGTAGTATGCGGTTCATTAGTAGAACCTGCGATTTGCTTTTCTCAACCAATGATGCTGCATACTTGTGCTTGCTAAGAACAACGTCAGCCGCCCTGTAGGCTTGTGTTCGCTGGTCATCGGTAATAATGGTGTAACCGAGCGCCTCCTGTTCCAACTTCCAATCCTTGGCGGCGTTGGTGCGGAAACTTGAGTGTGGGCTAACCACAAACTCCTTTTCAAACTGCTCCTCAGAACAAGTAAGCAAGCAATCTACCATGCTACCCCAAGCCATAGCCGGGGTCGGTGAGAAATTGCGCGGGAAATATCTCCACTTATAAAGTGATGATTGGTATAGTTCTGAAACGGCTGATTTACTGAGCCATGAATTCGGGTTGAAGATATCCGCCCGGTCAAGCTTCAGTATGGTGTGGTAGTCGTTGGGGTTGACCTCGGTGCTGATGTTTGTTTGCGTTTTCATTTTGCTTTCTGTTTTAGGTTATCGCTTATAAATATTCATCGGGCGGACACGAACACAGGGAACGTTTTTTTTACCAAAGGCGTCTGTGGTGGTGGCATATAAAGTTATTTGCTTACCAGCCCAATCATCCATCTCGTTACCGTGCGCCAAGCCTATGCTGTTAGCATTCGTCTTGTTCAAGATAAAGCCCTTTGTTGTCTCTTTAAAATAGGCTATCGGCCTATCAATTAGTTTCCCGTCAGTTGCTTTAACTGTATTTTTGTTGGATACTGATGCGATGGTTAGTTTCGCATCCTTGTCTGTTACGCATAGCGCGTCTATATAATTGCCTTCAAAGGCTTCTGTTACTTTCATTGTGTATAGTTGTGTTTGTTGTTTATCGTGTCCATCGGTTATGGTTTTCTTCAGTTTGGCGCTTCATCTTAATCAGGTGTGCTTGGTCACGTAGCTTATTGATATGGATGATTGCCTTGGTTACGGCGGCTAACATAGCCAACCCGGCCAGAGTTCCAAATATAATCATAGGGAATATTGTGCGTATTGTTTACCGTTGCGTTTTATTAGCTTGGTCTTTATGCACCAGCCTTCCGACCTTAGTTCTGACACCCTAGCTGCCAGTCTCCAGCATTGGAATTTCCTAAAGGCTGATACTTGGGTTAGTTTGCGGCCACGTTCTAAATCACGCAAGATGCGTTCTGCTTGTGTTGGTGTTTTCTTTTTCATGGTTGTTTATTTGAGCATTTCGAAACCGTCTTGTGTGAGAGATAATAACACCTTGCGGCGGTCTTGTTTCCCCCTGACCCGCTGCACCAATTTGCGCTTAACAAGGTAGTCGGCTACCGTTGTAATCGTAACTGGCGAGAGTATGTCTGAGGCCATCATGCAGGGGGATTTGCTTCCTTCCTTGAGCAGTTCAAGCACCAGCACTTGCCTAGCGTTGAACCCCTCTTTAATCATCTTAGTTGCGTTCATATTATTGTTCTTTAATTGTGGTTAGGATTAAGCTCTTGATCTCATGTTGTTTGAGGTTTTGCTTGTCGATTAGGTAGCATAAGGCTGCCAGTATTGTCTTGGTTTCTGTTTTTGGTTTCATAGTGATTATTTAATGTCTTTGATTTCAATATATTGATCCGCCCAATTATGGCACAGGAACACGTATGAGCCGGAGGTGCTTGATCGGCACACAATGTTGAACCCGGCTTCTTCTAGTTTACTGAGCGCCTGTGTAGCCACATCAGAATATTCGTAGTCATAACTAAATACCTTGCTCTTTGTCCTGTCTCCGCTGTAACGCGCCCGTTCAAATATCTTTATCCTTTCCCCGCGTTCATTGGTCATAGGCACGTAGGCGGCCTCTATCATCCTTGTGTTGATATAATTATTCACGTCAGGCTTGGCCGCTGACGGGTTGACCAAGTTGAGCAGGTTGATAACGCTGTTCAGGTTATAGGTTGAGAACACCCAACCCGCACCGTATTTCTTGCCCCTGTATTTCTTGCCGCCCAATGGCCGGGCGTCCTCTTCCTCGGCTAAATATTGCGGCAGGTAATACCGGGGGTTTCCATTTTGGTCGCTATCTATGCGTAGGAAATTGTCTTGCTTTAATTTCATGTTTTTTATTGTTTAGTGTTTAGTATTTTCCAAGCCATTGCGGCAACCTGTGGGACTTGCCCGTTGCCGATGGCTTTTAATCTTTCTGCCCGGCTGGCAATACCAATGCCCATCCTAGGTGTTTTTCCGCTTTCCGCTGGGTCTGTCTTCCAATCAAGCCAATCAAACAACCCATTTGTTTCTAGGTTTGTCCAGCCTATAGGCCAGCCCATGAGCCACTCAACCCAGTCTGGTGATAAGTGGCCTTCCTGTTCGCCGTGTTGTGCTTCAATGCTGGCAAGGGTGTTGTGGCCAGCGGCTGCAATTTCCCCTTTTCGCTTTGCTACCGAATTAAATGATTCTTCACCGCCGACCCTTGGTGTTATGTATTTGACTGCATTAGGTAGTTCATCCAACCGAACCCTGCCGTCATTCCCTGATCAGACCACCGGGGGCGTTAGTTCCTTTCCAATCCCTAGCGCGTGGCGTTGGCCACAATCCATATCCTGTCCCGCTTGTGAGGCGCGGCAACGTGGTGCGCTCCCATGATACCCCATTTAGCATCATACCCCATTTCGGCAAGATCACTGAGGACGGTTGTAAGTCCTCGTCCCACAAGCACTGGTGAGTTTTCCACGTATGCGTACCTAGGTCGTACTTCTCCAATGATTCGCGCCATGTGTTTCCACATGGATGATCTGTCTCCTTCGATGCCTTCGCCTTTTCCAGCGCAGCTAATGTCCTGACAGGGAAAGCCTCCAGAAACGACGTCAACACGCCCTCGCCACGGTCTTCCGTCAAAGGTTTGAACGTCATCCCAGACTGGGAAAGCTGGCAGTTGGCCATCGTTCTGTCGTTGCACCAGGACGGAAGCTGGGTAGGCTTCCCACTCGACAGCGCAGATGGTTCGCCACCCGAGAAGTTTCCCCCCGAGTATTCCTCCACCAGCGCCCGCGAAAAGAGCCAACTCATTCATTTATTTCCTTTCTTACTAGGCTATAGTTGATGCTCGTTTTCATTTGTGTTTTCATTGTGTTTGGTTTGGTTAATAGCTTGGAACGAACACATAGTAGAAGGCGAAGAAGCCCCCAACGATGATTAAAGCTCCGATAAAATCTGCGATTAGTTCTATTGTTAGTTTCATGTTGTATCTTTGATTATTCGTATTCCCCCATATATTCATCGGCGAATTGTTGACCACACTTATCAGTAAGAATGCTTTTGATCATATAAAAAGCTTTGATATCTTCTTTGCTGCGGAAAGGGCTGCTTTTTTGAATCCGTTGTTGTTCCTTAACTTCTGGTAAGTTCCAAAAGCTGGACTGGTTTATTTTTTCGTTTATGGTGTTTTCTAATTTCATTGTGTTTATTTCTTGAGCTTTTCAAGGTCGGAGGTCGTTACTTCACCACTCCAGATCTTGGAGGCTAAATTAATAAGCTGACCGTTTGATGCCATGCTGCTGTTAATTCTAGGCATCCATATTAAGGCTAATTCGTAGGCTTCTTCTTCTGTGTATTTTTTCATAGGTTAGTTGGTTGGTGGTTAGTTGGCCATGCATGATAGCTCCTCGTAAGACCCGAGGATCATGCTGTAAAAGCCTGTGCTTTCTTCTTCCACGCCCTCTGTATCCATGGCGTTATCAACGGCTGACATGTAGTGCATCATCTTGGTGTCGTCACCATTGTCATATTCAGCCTGTGCTTCTTCTTTAATGCTGTTGCAATGTAGAATTAATTCATGCCTATCATTAAGGACAATGCCAATTTTAGGCCAATCTGATTCATCCTCAGAACGCAAGTCGTAAGTATTGCACATCTCGTAATACTCTTCCGAACACTTCCACTTTTTAATTTCTTTACTATTCATGAAACCGAACTCTGCCTGAGGAATGGGAAATGTAAATAAAAATTAAAGTTTATTTTTAAGCACAAAAAAGCAGCCTTCCAGTAAGAGGGTAGAAAGCAATAAAACACCCCCCTCACCAGTCGGCTGCCACACCACAATAAACAAACGGTGTGAAAGTGAAATAAAAAAAACGCTCAGTCCTTGTTTCGGGCNATCTCTTTGGTCAACCCTATAATAGCATCGCTCAACCTGTTATAGCTGGCATCATGCCTNTCGTCNGTGCGTTGCCTGTGNTCCTCGTTNTTGGCAACTATCTGNCCAATCAGCGCATCCTTTTTTTGTAGAGCCANAAGAAACCACCGNGCAACTGCTACAATGCAAGCAACCGCNAACCCGGCAACACCGTATTCNGTAAGAGTTNTGGGGTCTATCATAANCCTAANTGCCTTTCTATTTTGGTCACCCGTTCTTCAAGCGTTGTTTGTTGGTTGGCGGTTGTGATATTAAAATAGTCTAAGACACCGAGGCAAATTGACACTGCCATTGCTTGGCGCGTATCATCTTCCGTGACCCATTTTGATTCTTCATAGTTGCTCAAGAAACAACCTTCCCATAAAACGGCTGGCATTTTGGTATTCCGCAGGACATAAAAACCTTCTTGTTTTACGCCCCTGTTTTTTTGAAGTGGAAAACATTCGGCTTGTCTGTATCCGATGTCGTTTGCTAGTTCCCGTGATTTGGTTGACCCGCTTGTAAACACCTCCCAACCGCTGGCATCTGTGTCTGCGGAATTGAGGTGGATTGAAACAAAGATATCAACACCCGCCGGGTCATTGTTTGCCACTTTACATCGTTGGCTCAGGCTAACAAATTCGTCAGTATCCCTTGTCATCATTACCTCCATGTGTGGGAGTAATAATTCACGCAACCGCAAACCAATATCAAGCACCCCGTGGCTTTCAAAATAACCATTGGATACCCCAACCGCGCCACTGTCTTCCCCGCCGTGACCGGGGTCAATACACACCTTCACTTTTACTTGCCTGAGTAGTCAACAAAAGAAGGCTTAAAGCCAACCCCGATTCCACCCTTTGCTGAGTAGTCAATCACCGCCTCGCCGCCCATGGATTGGCCATCACCAAGGGTGACGGAAATGGGAAACGGCAAGCATGAGGAAAGCGACAAGGCTATTAATGAGAGGGTGAGAAATTTCATTTTGATTCTTTGGTAAAGATTAGGATTGCGGCGGCTAGTGCAATACCAGCTTGAACGATTAGCTCGGTGTTCTCCGGGCTGAGTTGTAGTCCTGCCAAAGCGGCAACGGCGATGAAGCCTTGCCAAGTTGATTTCTCTTTTAAGCGTGCGAGTATTTTGTTCATGGGTTGTTTGTTGTTTTAGTTGTAAGTATTT